GTTGTTGTTCGGCAAATTGGAAGTGGATGCGTCTGATCGACGCAAACGCGCAGCGATGGAAAGGTTTGTCAATGTTGAGACAGAAGTTAAGAGGTGTGATGCAAGTCGAAGTCTCTCCGATCGAGAAGACTTCAGACGAATCTCACGCCTTCTTTGGGGTGATGTTCTCCAAAGAGTCGATAACGCACTCTATAGAGAGCACGCAGAGTCTGGAGGGTCTTCCGACCCCTTATGGCCCTACGTCATTCCAAAGCACGGCCCAGGGAAAACTGCTGATCGAAAATCCGGAAACCGGAAATACGATTTTACAGAGTGGTCCCATCGTCTCGAGGCGGTCTTCCCTTACGGGGAGTATGCGCTTCCGAACTGGAGGTATTATAACCTCGTTGACCGTGTTGACTTCCGTGAACCTGGTGCTGAGCGACCCGTACGGGTTACTTCAGTACCTAAAACTTTGAAGACGCCACGAATAATAGCAATTGAGCCAAGCTACATGCAATACATGCAGCAAGGCCTGAAAGCGTTATTCGTGGATTCGATTCAACGCGATATCGCGCTGGGCCGAGTTGTCGGATTTGACGACCAATGGCGGAATAACCGTCTGGCCGAAATAGGCTCCATTTCTGGAAGTCTGGCAACGCTCGATTTGAGTGATGCATCCGACAGAGTCTCCAATCAGCTCGTTAGGGATATGGTGAAGCCTTGGCCTCATGTTCATGAGGCTTTGGATGCCACTCGTTCCCGAAAAGCTGACGTACCTGGTTTTGGCGTTATACGTCTTGCCAAGTACGCGTCTATGGGTTCGGCTCTAACCTTTCCCATTGAGGCTATGGTCTTCGCGACCACGGTCTTTCTTGGGATTGAGAGGAGCCTTGGACATCGCCTAACTCGCAGGAAAGTTTACGACCTGCGAAAGAAGGTGCGTATCTACGGAGACGATATAATCGTTCCCGTGGAGTTCGCCAATGACGTGACTGATTGTCTTGAGGCCTTTGGTTTCAAGGTGAACTCAAACAAGTCTTACGCAACTGGTTTGTTTCGTGAGTCTTGTGGTAAGGAATATTACGCGGGTAACGATGTTTCTGTCGTCCGCGTTCGTGCAGTAGCCCTTAAGGGCGAAGTGTACGATCTTCCTTCGTCACGTCGGTTCGTTCGTGAGACCGAGTCAACCGTTGCACTCCGTAACAGATTTTATCTGAACGGCTTGTGGCGGACGGCCAAGTGGCTCGATTCGTGGAACCAATCACTTTTGGGTGGTTGGTACCCCACAGTAGGAGTCACAGCGCTAAGTCCTTGGGAGGACCCAGCGCCTAGGTCTCGTGTGCTTGGCAGATGGACGGTACTTGATTTCGAGAATGAGGAAACTCACTCTTTGTACCATCCCGCCTACCAAGTCCCGCTTACGCGGGGTTGGTTGGTTGCGACTCAGATCCCTGATTCTCAGGTGTCTGGTGTTGGAGCCCTGCTAAAGGTACTAACTCCTCTTAAGGTAAACCCCTTTGAGGACGATAAACACCTCGAACGAGCTGGACGAC